TAAAATCTGTAGGACAGGTTAAAAAACGGCTACCCGTTGTTACATTACCTGTCACATTTTTCCTAAAGAAATCTTCTTGTACTAAATTAAATATACGATCTTCAGCGTTCTTTATAAAATCTGGAAGCGTTGTATTGAAAGTGCTTTCATTATTATCAAGAAAACTTTGTATCAAAGTAGTTAATTCAGTATAAGTCATGTTGTGATTGTAACTGTTCCTAAAGATGCTGTCATTTTAGGAGTTGAAAAATTAGAACCCAATATTGAAGAGTTCATTGCAAATGAATTGATACTAGATGAACTGAAATTACTCGGATCTGACACTACTACAAAACCCTCGCCAACTTCTAAATCATTATTTGGTCTTGGTTTGTATAAAGCCTCTGGATCAGATACAACTGGTCTTGGATCTATTTGCGGAGCTTTTGGCTCAAAACAATCTGGACATGTTTTAAGATTATTCCACTCTTCGCGTAGTTCGTGTAATTTATATTCAAAGCCACATCTATCACAAATAGCTTTTGCAAATTTTCCAACAGCGTAGGCCACTAATAACTACTCCTCATAGATGGTTTTATACGAAAAGATGCTCTGTCTTCATCTTGGTCAGCTGCTCTTCTAAATTCTTCTTCATATGCAGCTTTTAAAACTTGTGTACGTTCTGGCGCTCTCTTTTGAGATATGTAATATGCTAGACCAGCAGCAAAACAAGGATAGAATCTAAAAGGCATATCAACAGTATTTATAGCTGTATCAGCATCATCCATACGTACTATTTTATTAAATAATAATACGTCAGTAGAATTTTCAGGAGCAGGCCATATTTTTATTACAGGCGTAGTCAGCTTGTCAAAAAAGAACTGAGATGGTCTGCTTTTGGTATCTTTAGTTGGTATGTTTAAGTATTCAGCACGACTAATTCTGCTCATACTTGTATCAGTTGTTTCGTTGTTTGTTGTTCTTCGCAAAGACATATCTAATATATCAATAACATTAGAATTGAGAGAATAACTAGAAGTACCTTCTGTTAGTGCTTGTGTAGTTTGTTCAATCGTCCATTGGTTCAAACCTCTGTTAGCCCATTCTGCTAACATAAGGTTGATAGATCTTTTTGCTGTTTTGAGATCGTAACCTGTCCTTAGTTCTATACCGCAACGCTCAAAAGCCTCTTCTATAAACTCGGTTACATTTGGTTCAAAATTAGTGCTTCCTGAAAGTGCCATTACTCATCCTCTGCATATAGATTATCAAAAATTCTGTTTACGTCCAAGGTATAGTCTAAATCAGACTTTGAATAATGTATATGTGCGGATGGTCTAAAATCAGGTGCGCCACTACCAGTTTCAAACCAAGCTGGATGTGTAACTCTTACGCGATTGTTTGGGAGTGCGACTATATTGCCAGTCCACTCACCAGCATCTAAAAGTTCTAAGACATGACTTTGTTTATGTTGTGCTGGATCGTCTGCTATTTCGTTCTCTGCATAATCCACAGTAAATAAATATTTTGCTGGATACATATTGCCATCTATTTTTGCCATCCAGGGACAAGGTGTTGCCCTATCTATAACGTAAACTGCATGATGGTGAGAGGAGCAATCCCAAGGTTGAGCATCGTGAACAGCCATTGGCTCTGGCCACTGTTCAAAAGGTGTGTCGCCTACAAGCGCTGTAATTGGCATCCTAGCCCACATAGCGCCCCCGTGAACCGTATCTTCTTCTTCGCCTTCAGCTTCTATACCTGTAAATATTACTTGAAAACTTAAACAACGACACGGCATAGTTGTAACAGCAACAACCATAGCGTGTAGAAACTCACCGTGATATTTTTCGTGGTTGTGTGTGTATTCTCTTCTAACCCAACATTTGAAATGTGGGATGTTGCTTTGTAAATAAGCCACCTATGGCTTACCTTTCCCGCCCTTTTTGTATCCTTTAGATTTCATTGGGCCACCCATTTTCATACCTTTCGAAGCATATCCACCTTTACGCATGCCTTTAGTGGTTACGCCACCCTTTTTCATACCTTTAGTGGTTACGCCACCCTTTTTCATACCTTTGGTAGTCACGCCACCTTTACGCATGCCTTTATTTTTGACTTGACCGCCAGCGGCATATCCTTTTGTTCTTTTATACATTTAAACCTCTACTTTTTTTTAGTTGCTTTTTTCTTAGCAGCTGGCTTTTTAGCAGCTGGTTTTGCAGCCTTTTTCTTAGGCATGTTTAAATAAATTCTTGTTTCTTCAACAGGCTCATCTGGCCTTACTTTTGCATTTTGCCTAGCTTTTAGTTTAGCTTCCATTTCTTTATCTGCTTTTGTAGCCATTTTATTCTCCTAAGATATAGTCGTCACTTTACGACGATTGTTCATAACTTTACCACACCCTCTAGCTATGAATCCATTCTTTTTATTTGACTTATTTTGTATACGTGCAACGTCTCCTGTTGCCATTGAAACTCTTGCTTTCTTAGTATTTGCTACGACAGTTTTGCCTTTTGCACCAGCAGATTTCTTTTTACGAGCTGTTTTTGCACGTTCTGCTTTTGTTAGACTTTGAGCTTTAGCTTTTGGCAAACACCTATCTGGATTCTTTTTGTTTTTGCTTGTTCCACACGGTCCTTTGATAGAACCATCTGATCCTATCCTAACCCAGTTTTGTTCTCGCCATTGTTTTAGCTGTCCCATTATCTCAATCTATCAGACATTACTCTGCCTTGGCCTCTAATGTTGAACACTAATCCACCATTTGATTTTTTCACTCTTTTCTTTTTCTTAGAGCCTTTTGCATAGTTTGGATCTTTGCAATATTTAGATGCGGCCATATTTGCATACGCAGAAGGATATGTATCAAAAGTACGCTTTGCCCAAGCTTTTCCTTCTGGACAAATCTTACCGCCGCTTTTCGCTTTCTTTGCCATTATTTCTTCTTACCTCTTGTTTTCTTCCTATTTGTGCTTTTTGGTTTTTTCTTTTTGGCACCTGTGACTAATTTTTTTAAAGTATTTGATTGTTTTTTGTGCATCCTAGATGCTTTATTCAATTCTTTGGATACTTTGCTAATTTTTTTTAACATCTCCACTGTCTCCTTGACCAATAATTTGCTTTGGTCCTATCGTCGCCTAGATTTTTACTTCTAGCGCAATAGGCTTTACGTTTTTTTGGATTGTTAGGATGTGCGCCTAGATTTGGATCACCGAAGGTCACACGTTTTATCTTGCCAGAAGCGGGAACTCTTACAAAAACCTCTCTAGTTTTTTTACCAAACCCAGGAGAACCCTTGGAGATTCTCCTTGGTTTATTTAGAGTTACAGTTTTGCCTCTGTACTCAGCCATTTTTAAGCGTGGAAAGCAGTAAGGTTAGTAAAAGTGCTACGTGTGTACTGAACATATATTCCACTTTCAAACAGCAAGCCGTTATCTGGTACCGTAATATCTCTAGTTACAGTAGCGCCTGAAACACTACCAAGTTTGAACACACTTGTTCCAATTGGGGAAGTTGTTAAAAAATCCAAAGTTCCACCTGTAGCAGAACATACCATATTGATACCTTGCAACCTACTCCTACCTGCAAAGACAACGTCAGCAGCAGAATTATTAATTCCCGCTGAAACATTACCTGCTGGGTTACCAACTGCTGATATTCCAGTTACTGTTTTAAAGTATTTACTTCCAGTAGCAGTTCCATCATTAGCACCCGTTATGGATTCTGTTTGAGCATCACCATTAACATCTGTACCAGTAACAGTAAATGACTTTGCTGAGTCATCTCCAGCAGAAAGAATAGTGACTATTCTTCCTGAATCAAAGGTACAAGAACCACCAGAGGCTAAAGCACCACCTATAACAAGTGCTGCATTATTTCCTACCGCGGCTGCTACTGATATTCCATCAGCATCTAAAGCCTGAGTGTCTGCGGTAATAAATACCGCATTTACATCAGAGCCAGTCATACGACCTGCCATAATTTACTCCTATCTTTCGCAGATTACATTTATGTAATCAATTGTCATAGTTTTTGCTGCTGCTTCACCGTTTTGAATACCAAAAGATACAGTTAATTCTTCATCATCTGGTAAGTTAGTGTTCACTATACCTACTGGTGTAGCAGAACCTATAAAATAAGATACTTGAGAAGTGTTTGGATCTATAAAGAAACCAACATTAACAAATGTATCGTCAGCTAAAGTAGTAACTGCTGCTGTAGTAGTGTCAGTACCGTCTTTTTCTATATGAAAATCTAGGTTTGTATCCCCATCATCTTTCATAAAATAAACACCATCTGAAACAGCAAGAGGTGTTGTAT